GGCGTCGTGGGCGGAACGTATCGTTTCCCGAAAATGGGCAAAGGTCAGGCGACCCCGCGAATTCCGCAAACCAACGTAGTCCCGATGAACGTCGCGCACACGAAAGCCGAGGCGACCATCACCGACTGGATTGCAGCGGAATACACCGACATTTTCAACCAGCAAAAAGTCAACTATTCCGAGCGTCAGTTGCTCGGTCACATCATCGCAATGGCTATCGGTCGGCGCGAAGATCAGTTGCTTATTGATGCGTGGGATGCTGAGACCCACACCAACACCGTCGCCGAAGGTATCGGTGGGTCAAACCCCTTGAACGTTGGCAAGTTCCTTCGCTCTTCGCGGTTGATGACCGAAGACGGCGTGCCCTCTACTGATCGGTACATGACCTTGAGCGCCTTTGGCCTTGAGAACATGCTTGGTATTACGGAAGCCACTAGCTCGGATTTCAACAGCGTGAAGGCGCTTGTGAATGGCGAGATCAATACCTACAGCGGCTTCCAGACGATCGTCATCGAAGAGCGCGACGAGGGCGGGTTACCAGTGGCGACGAGTAATCGTACCCATTGGGCATTTCATGGCGGCATGATGGGCGGCACCGGGCTTGCGATTGGTCTCGACTTTAGTGTCGAAGTCAACTACATCCCCGAGAAGACCTCGTGGCTCGCTGCTGGTAAGTTCGCCGCCGGTGCCAAGGTCATTGACCTTGATGGTTGCGTCGAGATCATTTCCGACGAGTCTTAAGACTGGCTCTTTGATTTCGTAGGAGGAATCATGGCTTTTGTATTAGCTACCGATAATCCGCATCTATCGTGCGTCTCTGGTGAGAAACGTGATAGCGCTCCGTCTATCTATGCGTTCCGAACGCTATCTACCGAGGCGAACGTGATCGCGGCAGGGTTCTTTAACACTCTGTCCGATATCCTCAAAATCGGGGATATCCTCATGATCGTCACGGTCACCGGCACTCAAGACGTACCAACTGGCGTGGCTGATACCACGCTCTGTACGGTGGTCTCGAACGCTGCTGGGGTGGTTGACGTTTCCAACAACTATCTCGGTGCACATGGGGACTCCACTTAGAGTTTCGCGCTACCTTTTAGGGGGCTTCGGCCCCCGCTTTTTTCGGAGCCGTTATGGCCGACGTTGACATCATAAACCTTGCCTTGCATTCGCTTGGTGAGCAAGAGGTGACATCGGGCGGTTTAACGTCTCCAGTCACCGATCTCGAAAAGACGGCGGTTGACAAATACACGCCATTTATAGCGGCCCGATTCGCCGAGCATCCATGGCACTTCGCAAAGCGACACGCCGCATTATTGCGCCGCTCGATCACGATAACGGGAGCAACCGCAGATAACCCTGTCGTCCTCTCTTCGGCCGAAACCGGCCGGGTAGAGGTCGGCGATATTGTGTATACCGCAACGTTCACGGGCGGCATGACGGAGCTTAATGGTAACAAGTACATTGTTACTGCCGTTGTTGATGACACGTCGATCACCATCGAGGTTGACGGTAGCGGGTTCTCTGCATATTCAGCCGGAGGAACCGCAGAGACGCGCCCCTTGGTCAAGTGGACATATCAGTACGAACTCCCAAGCGACCTTACGCGTGGCCCACAGGCTATCTATCAACTCGATAGCTCGACCGATTATGTCAACGAAGGACAGCGACCACTGCATGGCAGCGGGTGGGACATGGAAAACAATTCGATACTCACGGACTGCGAAGCGGTGGCTATTGAATACTTTCGGTTAGTGCCGGATGATTCTCGCTGGGATCCAGCGTTCAAGGAGTTTGTCTACACTGCATTTGCGGCCTCTATAGCGTTAGACGTAACAGGCTCTCATAGTCTTCAAGAGAAGTTAATGGCTGTCGCTTGGGGAAAGCCCAACGACCGAACCGATGAGGGAATGTTCGGCAAAGCGAAGAACGTTAGCGGACAAACGGTACCGGCTCACGTAGTCGCTAGCAACCCGCTGGTCGAAGCTAGATTTGGTGGCGGTGGTAGCAGGTGGTAAGGCCCCTAAAAACAACCTTCACAAAGGGCGAGCTTGATCCGTTACTGAACACTAGGGCTGACACCGTAGCGTACCAGCATGGGGCGAAGCTCATTCAGAACATGCTACCGCAGCCGCAGGGCGGATTGCGTATGCGTCCTGGTGCTGTAGCTGTCCAGCTTTTGTACAACGACGCGATAGACGAAACAGCTAACGTCACTATCGACAGCGCGCCTAACGGCGGGACGGCCGCTAGCTTGCTTGATGGCAATTATGACTCTGTTGAATTCTTGACGACAACGAACCTAAGCACGACAAGCGGATATCAGGTGTTTACCTTTTCCGTGACGGGACATACCGTCCCTGAGTTTTGGGTCGTTAGCCTGTATCAATTACGCCTAAACGCAGCGAACGCCGACATCGGCTTTCGAATTGGATACCGAACGAATCCATCGGGGACTTACACGTATGTCGAGCTTGGGTTTGGAGATAGCGAACACACGGTGGAGCTTGACGAGCATTCTATCGCGATAGAGGTTCCGGGCGAGGCTGACGAATTCGTTCTAGAGTTGGTCACGTCCACGCAGGACTTGACGACCACGAACGTTGGGGTCACGCAGTTAGAGCTTATCGGAGTAGATAAGCACAATTCAGCGGCGGGCGGCGGAACCCTTGCTGACGTTCAAAACAATTGTCCCAGAATATTCCCGTTCAAATTTTCAGAGAGCGAGCAATACCTGCTCGTTTTTCTACACAAATGTGTCTTTATAGTTCGCAACAAAACTACCGTGCTTTTGCTCCCTAGTCGATACACTGGAGCGCAACTTGCTAACGTGACGGTGACGGCTAAAGATGACACTTTCCTTGTGTTTTATGAGGGAATAAGGCCGCAAGCTCTCGTGCGTCGAGGCGCGGATGATGAGTGGAATTGGAATAACTGGACCCTCAACAACATTCCCGTGTTTGATTTCGGATCTGGGAATGAAGCAACGTGGAGCGACGCCCGAGGGTGGCCGCGATGTGGATCGTTTTTTCAGGGTCGTTTATGGGCGGCTGGATCGACGGGACGACCGTCCACGATCTTCGCGTCAAAGAGCGGCGACGAGCAGGACTTCCAGGAAGGGACTGGCGACGACTTCGGAATAGAGGTCACGGCTAACGTTTCTTCAAACCAAAAAAACCCAACGTTCTTGACAATAAACATCGGCCCGCATTTGCAGTTCTTTGCGGACTCGGCGGAGTTCTATATTCCGAAGTCTGTTGATACTGCGATCACGCCTGGCAACGTAGCGCTAAGGCAGGCGACGGACTTCGGATCTATTGGCGGAATGCCGGTAGTGAACGTGGCCGGGGCGACCTATTTTGTCGAGCGTTCACGGCGAGTAATCCGAGAGTTTGTGTTCTCGGAAGTAGAGAACAACTACGTCGGGAACAACGCCTCGTTGTTGTCGCAACATTTACTTATAGGGGTCAAAGATCTAACGGCGTTCCGCCCCGACTCGTCAGGTGCCGCGTCGTATATCATGGTCAACTCATTGATGACCCAATCGGATCCGGTGCCTGTACTCCCCGATCCAGACGCCCTATCTACTACGGTTGCCGATGACTGGTCTTACGGGGTGGCAGGGTTTCTAACTGAGCGACAGCAAGAGGTAGCGGCATGGTCTAGGGCTATGGTCTCATCGGTCAATGCTCACGTGTACGCGGTAGCCGAAGCTGATCGAGAGTTCTATCAAGTCATTTTGATGCGAACAACCTACGGCGGACCTAAGTATTTTAATTTACTCACCGTGTGGGACGAGGACGCCTTCGGCGATGGCGGGATAATTGCTCCAGACCTGTCAGGCGGAACTTTCCCGGGTCTTGAGCATATGGTCCCTAAAGGGGTTGTGTCCGGCCTTGGTAATATGCAGGTTGGCGTTGATCGACGGCCTCGGGCTACCCCGACGACAGTTGATGACTTGATTGATGTTACTACTGGATTTATAGACTTGACTGGAGAAATATCCTACTCCCTGAACCTAGCTACTGGAGATATCTTGTCGTGCCATCAATTAATGGCGCCACCCAAAGTTAGTTTACTTCCGGCCCTACAGGAAGACTCTCGTGGATCATCTCACGGAGTGAGGTCAAGAATTCCGTCTGTTGTTGTTGATGTAGGGTTCATGTGGGAGTTTATTGTTTCCACGGCCAAGGTAACTAACACCTACTTTGTGACTAACCAAATACCGGACATATCACTAGTTGGGTACAACAACGAGGTCGTGAGAAAGTCGGGGTTCAGAGGTTGGTCTAGAGAGAACTTTGTTAACATCGAATTTGTAGCTGTTCCGGGACTACAGATAAACGGCGCTAGCTACCGCGTCATCTATTCGGAGAATTAGAATGGCTACCGCTGTTGCTGCATATTTCGCCGCCTCTGCTGGCACGGCCGCTGCCGCCGCATCCGCTAGCGCTATTGCGGTGGCCGGTACTGGCGCTGCTGCTAGTGCTATCGCTGTTGGTGGTGCAACTGCTGCTGCTGGCGCTGGCTTCCTTGGCACGACGATAGGAGGGTTCTCGATTGGTTCGCTTATTTCGGGAGCGACAAGTGTTATCGGCCTTATGTCTACTCTCGGGGAAGGAAAGGAGGCTGGCGTTAATGCCGCTAATCAAAGCCTGTTGAATGACATAGAGACAGGACAGATCCGTAA